AGGCCAAGCACCAACGCATTAGTTAAGTCCGGCACCATATGGGTTAAAAATGGTGCAACGTCGATGACGATTTCGGGCTTATCGCCTGATCAGTACACAGTTGTTTTAAACAATTTGTATAAGAAGCGGAATAAAAGTTATTCAACGGCAACTATTCCAACGCCGTCAACTGTTGACCAGTTCCGTTCTTCTTACACTGCGTCATATCCTACAAGCGGACCGTCAAGCGGTTTTTATCGTCATACCAATCCTGGGTCAGAAACGCAAACAATTCGATCTAGTGTGACTCAGACCATTTACAACCAGATCGATTTTCCTAACCTTCCAGGCGGCGACCAGCAGCTGGTTGGTGGATTGTCTGATCTCACAATGATTGGCATACGTGGCAATATTTCAAGGCTGCGCCCTGTTAGTGGTCCTGATTACTTTTTGCAGGCGCATGTTTTTGTTGAGCAAGGCATTCAGGTCAACAAAGTGCTTGGCGGGTCTGGCTCTAGCGGTCTTTATGCCGATTTGGTTTATCACCTGATGAGCATGTCTCGTCTGCTGCATGCAGATCAGATTGACCTTGATTCGTTGAAAGTTGCCGCACGAATGAATGAGCGTTATTCGCTGTTCTTTAATGGTGTGTTGCAGACAACTAACAGCTTGGCGGAATGGATGACACGCACAGCACCTTATTTTCTGCTGTCACCGCGTCAGATTGATGGCAAATATGGCTTGGCTCCAATTGCGCCATTAGACGGCAACTATGACTTGAGCAGGGACCCCATTACGCCAAGTGTTGTTATCAATGCAGATGACATTGTTTCTGGCAGCTATTCACGGCGATACATCGCAAACAAGGACCGTCGCCCAATTTGCTTAGTCATGGTTTATCGCGATCAGCCGACCGGTTCAGTTGGTCAAACCGTGACGGTTGAAGTGCGTTATCCGGGCACCGCATTGTCAGGACCATTTGAGCAACACGACCTAACCGAGTTCTGCTGCCGCCCTGAGCATTGCATTTATGCCGCTCGCTACATCTTGGCAAAGCGCCGTTACACCACGCACACATGCACCTTATCGATCAGCAGGCGTGGCAGGATGATTAACCCTGGCGACATCGTCAGAGTTGATCTATCGCTTAATACAAGTGATGGAGCGGGCATCACTGATCAGATCATGTATCAGGTTGACTCTGTCAGCGAAGGTCGGCAAGGGACCGTGTCGCTAGAGCTGACACACTTCCCAGTCGATAGCAATAACGTTAGTACCATTGCAAAAGAGGTTCATAGCGGGCAGGTCAGCGTCCAATGAGTTTGTTTCCTGCACTCAAGCCATCTGCAAGATCTTTGAAAGCTGGCACAATTCCGGTTAGTGCATTTAAGTCAGTATCAGGCAAAGAGACGCGAGTTATTTTGGGCGACACACCGCTAGGTCATAGCCTCAGCCTGTCTTTCTCAAATGTGAACGAAACAGTAGCGGGTGAGATTTTGGCGCATTGGACTGCCACAAAGGGCATCGCATTGGCTTTTACTTTGCCTGCTGACGTTTGGGCTGGGTGGACTGCTTACACAGCAGCAGTGCCTAGCACGCAAACTTGGCGATATGGCGGTGCGCCAAATGTTGTTGCGGTCAGTCCATCTATTATGAACGTAAGCGTTTCGTTACTCTCGGTGATCTGATGGCTAAGCAGTTTACGGGGATTGATGGGGCACTTTTTTTAGACGGCAATCGCGTTGCAAAAATTACGGCATGGCAATTTCAGGGCAAGGCTGACGAGCTAGAAACGACAACGCTTGGTGATTTTGCGCGTGAGTATGTCTACGGCGTTCAAAGCTATGGCGGCTCATGCACGCTGTTGTATTACGAGGGCGACCAAGGGGCAATTCAAGGCGGCGGCTTGTTGACGGATGTGATGCGGACAACGCAAACGCCAACAGAGCCGACACACGAAATGGAGTTGCGTTACGCCAATGGCGCATCGTTGCACGCAGTGCGTTTTAACTGTTTGCTGCCAACAGTGTCCATTTCTGCTTCGGTTGGTGGCGTTGTCACTGCTGATGTGAGCTTCACGGTTAATGGCAGCTTGACCACCTGCACAATTGCCTAATGGCTATCTGGAGTGGCTATGGCGGCGGTTTCCGCCTGCAACGTGCGATAGCTGGACCTGCATACGTGTGGGTAGAGCCGGGAGATGTTGATTTTATTGCGCGGCGCATGTCAGCTGATCGCGGTGTTTCGTCGCTGATTACTGGTGATTTTGTCTCAGTCACGCACGTTGACGAAAATGGCGCACTGCTCACTGATCCATTGCCATTCATGGACAGTGGCGCATGGAATGACGGCAACCGTTATAGAGATGGGCAGTGGTATGTCAATGTCGATCCGATTGGCGGCATCCGGTTTTATGACAAGTGGGACCAAGCATTAAAAGGTGGCATTGATAATGCTGCGCCGTTGCGTGCAATGAGCGAGCGCTGCCGTGTCAGCGTCAAGTTGGTTCGCGATGACCAAAGATGTTTGGCGCAAACTGAATCATGGGTGCTGAATACAAATCGAGAGATGGCAAATATCACGCCATTAGGCGAAGGGTTTGAAAAGAATATGGCAACGTTGGTTAGTGGTAGCGGGTCTTTAGAGTGTTTTTTCTCTGCAGGCAGAGACCAATGCGAAACCGGTAGTGAAATAGAAAAATCAATGTATTTGCATCAACTTGCATTGCGGCAAGAAATCGGCGCTGAGTTTGTTGGCGTGTTTTTGTTGAAACGTTTAGGGCATACTGTGCCGGAATTGCATAGTGAGTATGATGGCAAGGAATTATTTTATCTGTGCAATTGTGTCATTAGCAACGTGGCATCCACAATTGACACTGATGAAGTCATTCGCAGCAGCGTTGAGTTTGTAACTACTGATCAAATTCAGCTGCTCTACGATTATCAAAAGGCATATCTCATGCAGGAAGGCGCATTGCCTGACAAGGTCTTGCAAGAGAATGACAGCGGCATTTTGGTTGATTTGCCTATTTAGACTGTAGGGCAAAAGGTTTGGTGCTTCACCGTGGCTGACAAGCGCATCTCAGATCTGCCGCCCCTATCCGAAGCAGAGTTAGATGCGGCAACGGATTTGCTAGCGATTGCTGATGTCTCAGCGTCGGAAACAAAGAAGGTCACTGCCCAGTCACTTGTTAGTCAGGGTATCGGGCAAGTACCTGAAGGGTCGGTTGATGGTGGGTTGATAATTGACGGAACGCTGTCCGGCAGCAAGCTAGAAGAAAACAGCATTACAAGCCGTGAACTAGCTCCAAACAGTGTCAACACGATTCACGTTGTTGATGCAGCGATCACTAACGACAAACTTGCTGGCGGTATAACAAACGACAAGTTAGCTGCAGGAATTGATGGCAACAAACTGCTTGACAGCAGTGTGCCTGCGTCAAAGCTGATTGGTGGCATTACAAACGATCAGCTCGATGGCGGGATAACAGGCGACAAAATTGGTGATGGGCAGATTGGTGGCAACCATCTGCAAAGCAATGCTGTTGATGGTTCGCTGCACATTCAGGATCGCAGCATTTCAGGCGTAAAACTTCAGCAGAACACGCTGACGGCTGATGAAATTGCGCCGAATTCGATCGGCTCAAGTGAACTGGCAGACGGTTCAGTTGACACACCTGCCCTACAGGACGACGCTTGCAGTACGCCAAAATATCAGGATGCAAGTGTAACCGATGCCAAGTTGGCTAGCGGTATTGATGGCTCAAAGCTGCAGGATGGCAGTGTAACCAACAACAAACTTGCGGGCGGAATTAGTGGAGACAATATCAATGATGTGCCGCTGGACAAGTTGCCCGATGCTTCAGGCAACACGGTCTTAGCCGGTCCTGCAACGGTTGGCACTGCATCGCCAGTTTTTAGAAAGCTAGTAGCAGCTGATCTGCCAACGGCTACTGATACAGAAAAAGGTGGCGTCAGCATTCCAGCTAGTGGCGGTTTGTCTGTCGCTAGCAATGGAGCAACAGGCATTGCAAATTCAGTTGTTGCAGACACTAAGCCTGTTGTTAGTTACAGCGAGCATGGGCTGATTACTGGCGGTCGAGATCTGCAGGCAGGTGATATGCCGCCTGCACGACCTGGCGAATTAGGTGCAGTCAAAGAAGGTGAAGGAATCACCATCGCAAACGATGGGACTATTTCGCAGTCACTAACGGGTGTTACGGCTGGCGAATATACAAAAGTCACGGTTGATGAGCGCGGCAATGTTACGGATGCGTCGCAGCTGGAAAAGGATGACATTCCCAATATTGATTGGGATCAGATTAACGGTTCGCTAGATCTATCTGAACTGATCGGAACGATTGACACCAGTCAAATTGCTGATAAGTCAGTCACACGGCAGAAGCTGGCTGACTATGCCATTTCTTATATCCAGGAAGTGCAGCCATCAGTTGATGCAACTGTCCATGTTGGCTGCATGTGGTTTCAAGAGAGCACAGCGTCTCTCAATATGTGGAATGGCAACTCATGGATGAGCATTGGACAGGGTCGCCTATCAGCTGAAAACCTGCGTTATTGCGGTGTTGTTAATGCAAGCACCGGTTTAATTTCTGGTGTGACGCAGTTTGGTGTGACTGCAGGCTTTGAGATTGGCTCGCCTGTGCCTGCACCAACTGACCAGCTGACGGGTGTTTATTTCGTTATTGAAACGCCTGGTGATGGCATAACGCAAACGCCTGGCACTTCATATGACGCTGGCGATTGGTGTTTATGTAATGGTGCAGCCGCTGGTTGGATTCGCATCGATACCTTAAATGGCGGTTCAGGTGGCGGCGGTGGAGCAACACGCCTAAATGACTTGCTTGATGTCAATGTTGGCACTGCAACAGAAGGCGCAATACTGCAATTGCAACCAAAC